CTAATTCCTCTGCTGACTTTTCTTTAAAGATGGAGAATGATGTACACAACCAGATAAGTCTGTCAGAACCGCTTACGGCATCCGTAGATTCTTTTGTAATACCATCTCTGTTCAATTGAACAAATGCAAGACATGCGAAGTCATACTTAACGGCAAGATTGTGCAGGTTTGTTATTTGGAAACCCAGCGCTTGATACTCTTGGATATTACCAGATATACCAGCAGACGACATGAGTTTAAGATAATCGTAGACAACGACGCATTCGTTTGTTCTTCCGTTCTCGTCTGTTCCAACTTCTTGAATTACCCACCGTTTAATATGGTTTAGGATATTCTCAAATGGCGCTCCTGCTACACTGACATAGGTATACGGTATATTCTTGATCTCATCCATCGCTGCTTTTACGGCAATGAACTTTTCTTCATCTTGTGCAAACTTTCCTGTGGATATTTCACTAATAGGAACTCCACTCATACTGGACAAGATTCTGTTTAGGTGATCTTCTTTGCTCATCTCTGTGTCTAGCATCAGAACGGGTACGCCCTTTCTTGCTACAGACACGGCAACGTTATCACCGAATACAGACTTACCAACTTTAGGTCGAGCAGAAACTAGATCGACACATTTGCGTCTAAGACCACCACCAATAGCGGCATCGTATCTATCAAACCCACTAGGTATGCCGATCTGGTCACACTTGTTTTCGATAAGAAAGTCAACATATTCTTCTAGTCCTTCGCCTATCTTTTCGGGTTTATCTCTTGTGTCGTCATCTTGAAGAAACTCTGTAATAGGATTTTCTACGATACCGATGATGTCATCAATATCCTCGTCACCTTTAATTTCTTCTATGTCTCTACCGATCTTACTGGCAAGACTTCTGATCTTTCTGGCAAACTCAAACTTTTTTATTTGTGCGGCAAAGTGTATTACATTATCTTTCTTTACTGGAAACTCCATCAAAGAATTAATGTACTCAAGCTCTTGCTTGGTTTGTATTGTCTCAGAAAAACCAAGTTGATCCGCAGCAGAAAGCAATGCTGGCAAATCTACCTGAGTTTCTTTTAGAAGTATCTTTTCGATGCATTTATATATTAACTGATTGTTTTGATGACAAAAACTATTGTGATCAATTAAATCGCTAATTTCAACATATGATTCTAGACCGTAGGTAAAGAGACCGGCAAGAACCGCTCTCTCTGCGCCCAAGTCTAATAACTTGGATTCCATTACTTACCCCCACACCGATTACATCGGTGGTATTCTCCGTATACCAAGTTTGGGTTTTCGTAGTAAGTTTTACCACATACCGAACATTCTAGTTTGACCTTTTTTGCTTTACTTCTGTTCCTTGCTGCTCGCTTCCTAGTTCCTCCCCACTCTTCTTCGCCTTCTGGTAATTGCCACTCGCCAGTATCTTCCCAGCGATTATTTCTCGCTCTCACGGGTGTTCTCCCTCTCTCTAAATCAGATTTAGTTTTAGTAACACGAAAATCCTCATCTACGTCAGAAGAGACCGTCTCTTCCTGTTTTTTTGGTTTTTCAGACTTAACCAAAGATTTTACTAGTTCTGCTTTTTGCTCATCTGTCAAAGACTCTAAAAGAGTTTTTACAATATCATCACTCATTTTCTTTTACCTTTTTCAAAAAGAATGTCAGCCTTCCTTCTTATATTATACTCTCTTGACTTCAATTTTTCAAGCCTTCCTTGGGCAGTTAGTCTCCATTCATTGATTTTTTTTGCTAGTTCGTCATTTCTCAATATTGTAGCAACTTTAGTTTCATGTTTTGCGTAAGTGTCCCAGACACCGCTAGTGAGCGCTTCAGATATAATACTTTGAAGCGAGTTGTCGCACCAGCGGATTACATTTTCACACTGGGCGCGCTCTGTGCCAACGTGATCTACATATTGCATAAGTTGATAGGCATGACCAAAACATTCGTCTTGATTTAATTTATCTAAGTCCTCCATAGACAATGTTTCTGCCATAGCAAATTCTGGGTTAAATTTGGTGGGGGTTATGTTTCTAGCAGTAATGTATGCTTCTATTCCATCTAGAAACTCTTTCAATCTTTCAGCGGCTGTCAATTTGTTTTCTCCAATCTTCTACGCTATCTGAATACTTCAACACAATTAATTCTATTTCGTTTAAATTACACCAATCTTCTTTTATAAGGTCTCTTTTAACAGAGGTCAAGAATCCAGCCTTAGTTTTATGAAAAAACTTACAGAATTTGTAGTGTTGCTGTCCATGAACCTCAACGCCTAACTGTAAGTTGGGTATGAAAAAGTCTAAAAATAAAGTAGACTTCTTGGCTGGATCTCTTGACCCCGGTAGTTTCATTTCTTCTACAATTGTATATCCTGAAAACATTTCATTTAGCAACTCTCTAGCTGCTAAGTGGTACTTAGATTTAACGGTCTTATCATCTTTTCTTACAATATATTTTTTTAAGTCTACATTGTATTCTCTACCGTTTAGTCCTAAAACTTTCATAGTACACTTTTAATTTCATCGTATAGGAAATCTTGTATTTCTTGATTGTCTTCAATAAATTTACTTAGTCTTGCCATACCTTGAAACTTGAAAAACTTTTCTTTTGCTTCTGCTTCGTTTTCTACTTCGTTCTTTTCTAATAGTTTTTTTATTCTTTTATCTTCTGATGTTATAGCGCTGGTAATTGTGTACCACGCTCCTGTTTGCTTAACGAAAGTAAGTTCATTTGCAATTTCACAAAGTTCTCTAACCTCATCAATCCCTGTTCCGTATCTGATATATGAGACGGCATTTGTGTTTGGTTTACCTCCAGCAGCAGAAGTTTTGACTACCCAGTTGGCAACTTGACCTACATCATTTCCTTGCTCGTCGCTTTCTTCCCACTTGCCTCTATGGGTGATTACCATATTTGTTCCCGCTTGGTACTGTAGCATGTTTCCAGCATCTGACATTTTTGCTGGAGACCACCTAGAACCACCAGTGTTAGCAATATTGTGGGTAATAAAAATTAAGATTGCTTTTGTTCTTGCTACATCATTGCTGATACGCTTGAAAAACATAGACAACAGTCTTGGTAGTTGCGCCCTTACGCCACCTCTAACTTCACCGTCTAGTTCGTCTTGAGGAACCATATTAGAAACTGAGTCAATAATTGCCACAAACTCTGGCATATTTTTTACATATGTTTCTATAGTATTTAAAAATGTTTCAGCAGACACAACAGGTTGATTGTCTGTTGCTTGAACGACTTTGATTTTACTGGCATCTAGACCTTTTATACCTGTGAAGTTTTCTTTTGTTAGTCTACCCTCTGTGTTAAAATAATAGACATTTTTTCCTGCCGCTTGTGCTTTTGCAGCAAAATACAAAGATGTTGTAGTCTTTCCTGTCTTTGGGTCGCCTGTCATTACGACCACACTTCCTTCTCTAAGTCCACCGCCCAGTGCTAGATCTAATGCTGGAGATATGCCGATAGTTTCAAAGTTTTGTAGATCTGCTAGAACCTTTGTCCCCTGCTCTACGATGTCTCCGTATTTGCTTATTATTTGATTGCTAACAAGATCATCGTCAAATTTATTCTTCGCTTTCTTTTTTGCCATTATCTAATCCTCTAAGTTTGTTTATTCCAGATTTCTTTCCATAAGACTTTTTCCTCGTTTTTGCCTCTTTCTTTACATCTAACTCCTGACTTGGTTTATTATTTTCTTGTTCTATCAAACTTATCTGCTTGTTTATTTCTGGTATCAGACGTTTATTCTTTAGCGAGAATATAGATGTCTGTTTTACCGCCGCTCTTACTACAGCTTTCTCTCCGTACTTTTTTATAAGGTTGTTTGCAGCAAACATTTGCTGTTTAAACGTCCAGTCCCAAGGTTTCTTGTTCCAAAATTTGTACGTTAGATTACCTTCGTTTTTATATTCTGCTAAACGAAGGCACATCATTTCTGCTAGATAGGCGGCGCAAGTACAGTGGTCGCCAGTTGTTTGATGTTTATACTTGCTCTTATCCGTTCTCTTTCGTTTTGTCATAGATGATTGCTTCTTCAAAACAGTTTTCAATTTCATCTTCATATTCAATGTCTACTATAAGTTCCGGGACCAACCACATTTGTTTCTGTACTTTTTTATTTTTAAGAACACCAACGGTGTAAGAGTGTTGATTTTCTCCACTCATCCTACCTTTTACTGATCTTATTAGATATAATCCAGTAGCATCTTTAAGGTCTATTGGTTCCATGTGCGACCTGTATTGTAACACCATCTTGTTAATAAACAAGTTATTTTTTTCACATTTCTTTTTTAGATCTAACCACTCATCAAACTCATGAAAGTTTATCTTTTCGTTGTTAGAAAGTTGACATCTGATCCATGTTGCTTCTTTGTTCGTTCTATATTTTGGCAACCAGTCTTCATCCTTTAGATCCATTTTTTCACCTGATATTTGTAGTGCAATTTGGTCTTTTTTTGTCAATGGTTTTACTTCTAAAATCATCACCAAGCATAGAACCCGTCTCTGTCATTACCGTAGAACCTTTCTTGTTACTAAAGATGTTTTCAGATATTCTAGTGGGTTCTTTTTGTACTTGATGTTCAACTGGTTCACATTTTTTTGCATATGCTTTTACAACGCTTTTCGCTCTATCTAACTCCGAAGAAAGTTTATCGACTCCCAGTTCTAAATTCTGTTCAATGTAAAACTTTTCAATCTTACTCAACGGTCCTCGCTTACTCATTTATAAATCTCCTGTTTGCTCTTGTTAGGTAAATAGAATTGTTTGTCTGTAGATATATTAAATAAAAATCAAAGGTATCTTTTGATACTCTTTTCAGTTTTGTTTGTAAGAATCTTTCTCTGTTAGAGTTTATACCCATAGGATCATATATTTCATTGTTGTAGGTTTTTATGAAGTATTGATTGTTCTTTTCTGACTCAACGATTTTTGCAAATACTTTTTCTTTAGTAGAAGCTACTTGTGATCCATTTTTGTTAAAGTCTACTTCATTTTTTATCACTATCTCTTCCGTGTCGTCTTTTTTTAAATACTTCATCTTCCCTCCATTATGTATCTTGTTTTTTGGTCATTAGACATTTTATTAATATCTTTCATGGATTTTGTTGCATGTTCATGATGCCACGGTTTTTCGACTTTTGGTTGTGACTCACGCTTCATAGCTTCCATTTCATTGATTTTGTTTTTATTTTTCTTACTGTTTCTGTCTGCAACGCTACCTATAGTATCGCTTCCCGCCATGAAACTGTGGAGTCCGCCAGTAACTACTCTAAACAACCCCTCCTCGTTACAAACAGGGCAAGTTGTTAGTTCTGGGTCTGTAACCTTTTGGAACACGTCACTAACTTCTGCTCCACAGTCTCTACATTCATAATCATATATCGGCATTAGTTTTCCAATCTGTTTAATATTTGTCCTAATATTCCATTTCTTTGTATGTCACTATATCCTAGTCTACAAATACCTACGCCTTCAATGTCTTGTAGTTTATCAATAATTTCTTCAAGGCCGCTTTTAGATCTAAGATCAGTTTGTCTAATGTCACCATTGATGATAACTTTACTTCCTTGACCCATACGGGTTATAAACATCTTAATCTGCTCCCAAGTGCAGTTCTGCGCTTCATCTAATATCATGTAGGTATTGTGAAACGTAGAACCTCTCATTACCTCAAGAGGTTGGTATTTTATTCTGCCTTCATTATAGTACATGCCATAGTATGCACGACCCAGAAAGTGTCTAAAATTTTCTTGCATCGGAAGAAGATAGGGTGCTATCTTTTCTAATAAGTCTCCGGGTAAACTACCAAGATCTTTACCCGTACAAACCAGTGGTCTTGTTATTAAAACTTGTTCTATTTCTTCGCGATGTAGATGCTCAGAAGCAATTCCAGATGCTATAAATGATTTACCACAACCTGAAGGTCCAGTACAAAATATAACATCGTTTTCTATGATTGCTCTTATGTAATCTTTTTGATTAGAAGTTTTAGCTTCTACTACTTTTACTTTTTGTGGAGATACGTTTTCTTTTCTGGTTTTTCTCTTTGTCATTAAAGCGCCTTATGTTAGTGTTATGTACCAGAACTACCGAACCCTCCCGATCCTCTTTCGCTATCTTCCAAATCTTTTACCTCTACTAAATCAAACCCCTCTACTTTTTGAAATAGTATCTGAGCTATCCTCTCGCCTTTTTTAATTTTATAGTGGTTTAATTTTGAATTGTAAAGAATTACGCCGATGTCTCCCCTGTAACCAG